AACAAAGAATATGGGCGAGTCCCAGATATCTACGTCTGTGATCCCGCTTTGGCTCAACGCAATGGGGCGACTGGTACTAGTATCCAATTCGAATACAACAAGCGCGGAATACCTTACCTACTGGGAAATAATGATGTTACCGTGGGTATCGACCGAATTAATGAATACCTGCGTCATGATGAAAACCTAAAGCCACACTGGTTTATATACGGTGCCAGTTGTCCTAACCTCGTCCGTGAAATGGCGCGGCTTCGTTGGAGTAAGTTCGTATCCAAAAAGGTAGCCGCTGATAAGAACGCGCAAGATACAATCCACAAAAAGGACGACCACGCACCCGACAGTGCACGATACTTCTTTACTATGCTGCCAGAATTGGCACCCCCAATGCCAGGGGAGCGGCGCCAAAATGGCGAGGATTGGCGGGCGCAATTCGGTAAGGTCCCAACGGCTTTGCCAATTAATGTCCCACGCATAGATAATAACCTGCTCCGTGAGCGTAAACCAAAAACTGAATGGACGGTTGTTGATGAACATCTCGGTGGCATATTCTAATTGACTAGAAAGGTACTCTTTAGCCATGACTGACACCAACGCATCAGAAGCGAATATCACAGACACTTGCGGGACGTTCAACTCTACTGGCTTTCATCTGGAGACTCTGGACTGGATCAAAACCACGATCCAGAACATGACGAGGATGTATGTGGCCGATCCGAAGAATGCGCAGCCTTTTCCGACCTCATTCAAATGCGCGCATTGCGATGCATTCCATGTCCTGACCCACGAACTCATTTCAGCAGCTCTGTTCTCGTACCCTGGCATAGTGGACATGGTTGCCATGTACAACGAACTTCAGGCAATGATTCACAAGACTCATCCGACCGACGTTGGGAATGGCTCCGGGAACGGATATTCCGTTTCTACGGATACTAGTCTGAGTGATATCGTTTCCGGCGCACATACCGAAGAAGAGGAGACCCTTAGTGGAACTGACAGTGCAAACATCGCCACCGTTGGCGATAATGGAGCGGCTGAAGGCAAGTCGTCTAAGTAAGTTTCGCATTTTGGACCATCCGGATGCGTTGCCAAACAAGTGTGCCGGATGTGGTATTGGACATGGTGGGGATGGTATTACATTCGTAGACCTCTCGCTTGATGTTGATTATTATGGCGTCGTTTACACTTGCTCTCGCTGCTTCTTGGAAATCGCTAACCTGCTGGGATATGCCGCCTACGATCAGCAGCAGGAAATTGAGGCGATGTTCAAAGAGCTTTACGAGACATGCAATAGCCTAAGGGCGGAAAATGAACATCTTCGAAGCACTGTTGCTGATCTTGCTAATCATCGCTGTGGTAGCTTTTCTGGCATTACTCCTATTCCGTTCGATGATGGAAGTGTCCCGGAAGGAAATGGAGAATCGGAGACACGAGACATCGTGGATGGAAGCGATGATTCAGCAACAGGACAACGCGAATCGACTCCTATTGAAAACGGAGAGGACAGCAAATCAGACTCTCCTGAACATCCTATTGTCGAAGGATCTGCCGACACTAACGGCGATGCAAAACGTGACAATCGGAAATCTGCAAAGCCCCGCGACATTGCCGACGAAATCTGAGTATATCGCCCGGGATGATGTTTCCGAATTTCTTCGTGCGGTTAATTTCAGCGCAAATCCAGGCCTAGGAGAAGCACTTTTCAGTCCGGAAGCCGACCCGGAATTCAATCAGCTCGTCGGTGAGATGATGGGGGAGAATCAGATTGATTTTATGGAGGAGGGCGGGTGAGCAATGAATGAACGGGATAGCAATTCCTCCGCGTCCGACTGATTCTAATATCGAGCAGTTCAATGCTATCACTGGGCAAATCCAACCGCCTACTGGACTGCTGAAAAAGATTCGTCAGGATAAGGAAACTCACGCCAAGTACCTAGCTTGGATTATGAGTCAGTATTCTGCATGTCGTGGCGCGCGAGTAAAAGAGGAGCGTAAGTGGTATATGTCGCTTGCGTTCTTTGCTGGCCAGCAGAATGCAATTACTATGCCAGTCCGCCAGGGTGGTAATGGACTTGGAACTCGGCTATATGTGCCACCGGCTCCATATTGGCGCGCACGTCCTATCACAAACCTTATTCGTCCAGCCGTACGCAAAGAAGTTTCAACTCTAAACTCGACAAAGCCTTCAGTTTCAATTATCCCAGCGAGTAGTGATGATAGAGATTTGTTTGCGGCTGAGGCCGGGGAACAGGTTTGGGAATCTGTATATCGTCGAAAGAAAATGCGTTCCATCATTCGTAGAGCTTCATGGTGGAGCGTTGTTTGTGGGACCAGCTATATCCAGAGTATATGGGATCCCACCGCTGTCGATGAAGACTCTGACCAGATGGGGGACTTCTGTTTCAATTACCTCACTCCGTTCCATATTCTAATTCCGGACTTGATGTCCATGGACATCGAAGACCAACCATATGTTATTCACCTTAGCACCATGAATCTGGAAACAGCGAAGATTAAATATGGTCCGCTTATCGGTGACGTTAACATTATCCCGGACACCCAAGCGACGGCTGATATCATCTCGGACAGTTTCCTTAGTCTTGTCGGCGCGTCGAATTCCAAAAGGCGCTCAGTACTCTGCATCGACATATGGGTTAAGCCGGGAAACTCAAAGTTCCTCCCCGACGGAGGAATGATAACGGTAGTTGGTGGCCAAATCATTCAGGCTTGGGAATGCTGGCCATATGACCACAAGCAATATCCTTTTTGCAAGAACGACTACATTGAAACTGGCCGCTTTTACGGTGAAGGTCTTATCACTGACCTCCTGCCACTTCAGCGCGAATACAATCGTACGCGCGGCCAGATCATGGAAGCCAAAAACCGGATGGCTAAGCCACAACTTGCTGCAATGAAGGGCAGCATCGATCCGGCAATGATTACCACTGAACCCGGTTTGGTGGTGGAGTACAATCCTGGATATCAGCCACCTACTCCGATTCCGCTAGTTCCATTGCCGGAGTATGTGGTTAATGAACTGAACGTTATTAAGCAGGACTTCCAGGACGTTTCTGGCCAGCACGATATTTCCCAGGGGAAGGTCCCACCTGGCGTTACTGCGGCCACCGCTATTAGCTTCCTGCAAGAGCAGGATGATTCAATGCGTGCCACAGCATTTGATAGCCTTGAGGAGTCGTTAGAAAAGCTCGGCTTTCAGACGCTTTCATACGCTGTTCAGTTTTGGGACACGCAGCGTACCGTTAAAGTCGTTGGTGAAAACCAGTCGTTTGATGTGCTAACGCTTCTTGGCAGCGATCTCCGTGGGAACACGGATATCGTTGTTGAAGGTGGCTCTGCATTGCCTATGAGTAAGTCGGCTAGGCAGAGTCTTATTATGGATATGATGAAGATGGGTTTCATCGATCCACAGGATGGCCTCAGGCTGCTGGAAATGGGCGGCATTACTAAGTTCTATGAGGATATCCAAACGGATGTTTCTCAGGCTAGGCGTGAAAACCTTAAGATGCAGGCGATTACACCGCAGGCGCAAAGCGATTACCTGCAAACCTTCGTGGCAAATGACCCAATGACAGGTCAACCGCTAGGCCTTTACGATCCAAATACTCAACAGCCATTGCAACCGGGGCAAAATCCACCGCCTATGGTCCCGGTTAATACGTGGGATAACCATGCCGTGCATATCGACACGCACAACAAATTCCGCAAGGGACAGGCATTTGAAAACCTGGACCCGAAGATTAAGGCCATCTTCGAAGAGCACGTGAATATGCATCTCCAGGCTGCACAAGTTGACACTGCGGTGCAAACTGGAAATGTGCCGGGTGAGCCAGGCAGCCCCCCGACTGGTCAAGCCCAAAGCGAGGTATCCCCAATACCCGATGGGTCATCATCCGGCCTTAATTCAAATCCGCTGCCAATTCCTAGCCAGGGAGGCTAAGAAATGACTGCCGCTACAGGCCAGATTGGCGAAATGACTGGCCGCAGTTTCACTGATAAACGACGGACCGGTCTTACCGGTTCCGTTAACCCGGCAACGGTGCTTGCAACTGTTGCCAACTATGCAAGTCTCAACACTATTGAGGCTGCGCTTACCGCATTTAGTGGGACGACGTATTCGCAGGCAAATCTTAATCTCATGAACATAAACGATAAGATTTACGCCCTGCGGACGGTTCAGGACTCGGCGGGTATCTGATGTCTAATATGAGTAGCGAACCCGCTGGGCAAATGGGTTTTGTGAAATCCGCCATTGCCAGGACTCAGCGAAAGAGTTTGGCTAAAAAGGTAGCGAAAGCGCCTACGCCATCTGGTTCTAAAATGAATCCTGCAATGCAAGCAGCCCTTGCGCGTAGATTAGCAAAAACTGGCGCGCCGCCCGGAATGGGGAAGGGTCCAAATGACCTCGGCTAATCCAATCGCATCGATTTTGGCTTTGGCCGCGAGGTCAAACAATTCTGCAATTGGCACCGCTAGCAATCCAGTTGGATTGCCGGGGGATATGGTGGGTGCATCACCAACCAAAATGCCACAGCAGAATCCTTTGCAGGGTGCAATTCAGCGCAGAATGAAGAAAAATAAGTGACGTTTACGGAGACAAAAAGTTCGGACTGTTTGAGTATCGGTCATATTGATCAGATACACGATCAGCTCGTGCCTAAAGATCTGTGTCTAAAGATCTGTGTCTAAAGATCTGTGTCTAAGGTGTGGTTACCAACTATGCGGCGAGTGCGGCAATTGCCAAAACCCCGACTGTGTCGAATTTGGGTATGACAACTAGTTTGACTCAAGTGTTATCTTAGCAATCAGAGCCAGGACCGTTAGTGGAACAGCTCCCGAAGTTAGGTGAAAGAATATGGATCCTGCAAATGGTCCCGCCGATAATCCAGCTTGGATGGAAGCTCTCGGCGGAATCCCAGAGGAATTCCATGATGGACTGAAAACTCATTTCTCAAATTGGGATAGGGGAGTTCAGTCCAGGATTGATACGGTACACGGCGAATACGCGGATTACAAAGCCTTCAAGGAAGCTGGCATTAAGTCAGATGATTTGCAGCAGGCTTATGGAATCTATGAGCGACTCCTCGCGGATCCTCGCGCGGTATGGGACGCACTGGGCAGTTCCTATGGATATACTCAGCAGCCCCAAGCTCAGGTAAGCGGACAGCCGCAGGGCCAAATCAATCCACAGCAGGTTACGGCTGAATATCCCGGTCAGGCGCAGTACAATCCACAGTTGGATCAGCAATATACACAGCTGAAACAGCAAGCGGATATGAT